GGAAGAAAGGTCTATTCTTTAAAGCTCTAATTTGAGAACGTGACATTTTATGCCGCTCAATAATATACTCAGCTTCATCCATGTTTATTGCATCTGGATCAGGATAGAAGTTCCAAATAGATACGGAAGAAGTTTGAGGTATAGTCTTTATAGTTGGTGTGTACTCACCTTCTTCAGACCAGTTAGGGTATTCTTTGTCTACTGCAAATGGACCCTTCATAACTCCCGTACCAAACAATGCACATTCAAATGCAGCAACACGAAGTTGTTTGTTTGCATTAGATTCATCTAGTTGATCATGGATTTTCTTTTCCATTTTCTTTGCTGCTACCATTGCAGGATGTATACTTATTGAAGTTGGTGTAGTACCCGGACCTTCTTTAAGGATATCTATTACAGGTTCTAGTTTATCTTTTAATGCTCCAAGACGTTCTTGTAGTTGAGGCATAGTTTCACCCGGAAGAAGTTTACTGTTTTCTTTTTCTTCCCCGCCAGCTTCAGCATCTTGTAATGCTTTATCACTTTCAAAATGTACTGAACTTGCAACACCTTCTGGTAAAGTAGTGGGTTCAATAGTAATAGGGAATTTATTATTACCAAAAAGAACTTCAACAATCTGCCCATAAGCAGCCAGTACTTTTGTTTTAGTTACCTTTACAAAAACCCTAGATTTTTCTGTTGAAGTAAACTGTACATCAGGTCCATACAAACCACGGTAGTTTCGGTAAGCTTGAATCCACCTACGTTCTTCTGTATCCCTAGCTGTAGAAGCTTTAGAGAATTTATGTTTAACTAATCCAACAATAGTTCCTGCATGAGGATCATCATAAGAATTTTCTTCAGTATCATCTAAAGCTTGCGACTGCACTGAGTCCATAGTTTCTTCAAAGTCTTCTTCCATATTATTTCCTTAATATCCAAAAGTGGGATCACTTACTTGAAATCCAGAATTAGTTGCGGGATTAAAATCAAATAAGCTACTTCTTGGCCGTGTCATAATTCCATATCGTAGAGCATCGTATAGGTGGTCTTCAGCATTTGTATTAACATCTTCAGGGTTATTTTTATCTAATGGTAAAGAAGGTAACTGAGATATTAAATTTTTGCAGTTGTTAAACATTACAAGTCTAGGTTCTTCCGTAAACTCATCTATTTGTAATCGCCTATGTAATTCATTCTTTCCAGATACACGGGAACCTTTTGATCTATCTGATGGCCTCCAACGGCAACCTTTTCTAATCATTTGTTCTGCTAGACTTGGACCAGTATCACCACGATTATGCCATAAAGAAGAGTCAAGTACTCCGTATCTTATTTTTTCTTCTTGCTCTGCTTCTAGTATCATGTCAGCAAGATCAGTAGCAATAACTTTACTTACATACATTTCTCTATATACAACTAATTGTTCTGATGGACTTACTGCTATCCACACAACACCTGAGTAAGAACCATATCCATAGTCACATGCTCTAAACTTTACCCAACTACTAGGTATGTCAAAAGGTTCTACTACATGTATCTTACGATTAAACTCTGGGAATGCAGCCCCTTCATTAATATCCCAATCACCTTCTAGTAACTGCCTACGCTGATGCTCAGGTAACGACAGAAGGTTAGCTTCATACATTCCATCTTCTGCTAAGTAAGGGTTATCAAATAGAGTAGCAGGAATAAACCTGCGTTTAAAAAGAGGTTCACCCTGCCTACTGTGTCCTTTAGGCCAAGTTACTACTTCACCTGAATCAATGTCTGTAGCCCAAAAAGCTTTGTTAGGAGTATTTGGATCAATAAAAGTTTTTTTAACCCATTGATGGCCCGGCCCACCGGGGTTACTTGTTGCTCTCATGTACAAAGGTAAGCCACTATCTTTAGTAGTCCGTAATCTTGAGCGCATATAATTCCACGGGTATGGGCTAGGCCATTGTGTAAGCTCGTCAAAGCCAATCCAACTAAAAGCCTGACCTTGGTATCTCATAACATCATCATCCCTATCAAGGTATGACATCCAGAGTGTTGCACCTGATGGCGCTACCCAAGTTTTATCACGTTCCATAAACTTAATTCCCGGTACAGCTTTTGGGTATAACTGTTTAGATACTGAGATAAGTTCTCTTAGTTCTTCTGTGCTACGTCTAACTAATAACATACTTGCGTTAGGATTGCTAAAGTATCTAACTGGATCTGCAACTAAACTGTAGCTTTTACCACCACCTGCTGACCCACCATATAATACTTCTTGTTGTGTAGAAGCCAAAAAATCTGTCTGTGGTCCGGGGTTAGGTTTAAAAATTACATCTTCTTCATGCAACTCTTCGGTCTGTGTCACCTGTGGTGGACTTGAGATCTTTTCCTCCAAGTCTTTCTTTTTCAAGCTTTTCCGCTTTTTCAAGGGCCGCTTTGTATTTTTCAGCGAGGTGACGCTGGATTGAAGCTTCTCTCTTACGTTTTCGCTCAATTTTAACTCTTTTCATTAACCCTACATGGGATATATATCTACCTGATTGTTCACTTAACCAAGCTGAAACATCTCTATAACTATACTGCTTTAAGTATTTCTTTGCTACTTCTAATAATTCTAGCTCATCTGGTATTGGTCTTAGTATATCTATGTCATCAGAGTCTTGACTATATCCAAATGGTACTTGTCTTCCAACCCTAACTACCGATCTCCACTCAAACTCTTCATCTTCTCTTGGTGCTGGTAGTTGCCAAACTTTACCTAGTCTACTCATCTTTAGGTGGCAAAATAAATAAAGGACTAGAGCTTGTTACTTCTACTTTATCTGTAGCTTTAAATCCGCCACGATCAAGAATATCTTTTGCTGCTACCATTTTCTCTTTATTACCCAGATCAGTGGGACTATCCATAACTTGTTTCATTGAGTAAGCAGCTTTAGTTGCAGTAGTAGAAATAAATCTTTTTGTTCTTTCTGCAATTTCTTCTTGTAAAGCATTTACAATAGAAGAAGTAGAAACAGTATCTGCATATCCAGATAGTTTACGTGCTTGAGAAGGATCACCTTTTGCTTCTTCAAAAAGAACATCAAGAAACTTATTTTGTTTTTCTGTTAGGTTTCTCATTCGCACTCACATTTTTTACAAGAACAACTACGATTAATTATAGCACACCAAATTCTTTTAAAATATTTTATCATTTTATTTTCCTGTGTGGTTTGGTAACTTTGGCAGCCTTCTTAGGTTGCTTAGAAAACTGCTTACCCTTTGCTGTATCTTTTTTCTTTTTTGCACTACTAGCTGCATATGTTTTTGCGTCCATAGCTTTAATAGCACTCGCAGGTAAATACCTTTCACCTGTAGCAGAACTACCCTGTGTCGAAGGCTTACCACTTTTAGTTTTCCAATCTTGCTTTGTCCATCGACTAAGACTTTGTTGACTTTTTGATTTTGCCATCGGCTTTAGCCTTTGCTGTTTTACTTAAATCTTTATAGTGAAATAGCTTTACACTTGTTTTACTGTGTGCTTTGCCCGTGTGCAAAGAACCATCGGGCATCTTGTGAGTACCACCCTTATGTTCCATACCGTCTTTCTTATAGTGCTTTACGCCCTTCATGACTTATATCCTCCACCTGCTTTTTTATAACGAGATGCAACAAGTTGAGCTTTACGGGCCGACCACTGCCCCGCTGATCCGCCTTTTGTTCCTGCTTTAACGGCAGAAAAAATACGCTTACGCATAGTAGGCTTAGTATAATTACCAGCCGCATTGACGGTTGACTTTTTCTTGGTTGTAGAACCTGTCCCTGATTTCGCCACGTGTAATTCCTATATCTTTGAGCATCTGATCTGACATGTTATGTAACTGCCAGTATTCTACTCTACGCATTTGACTACGTTGCATTGCCTTAAATAATTTTTTAAACATGGTATAACTCCTCTATAGTACCAAGGACAGTTATACCATGTTTTATCTTACAGGACTACATACAAGATTGCAACCCCGTTATGCATAAAGGTTACTTCTTTTTAGCTGCTGGCTTCTTAGCCATTCCGCCGTACATGTAACCACTGGACTTAGACATTCCACCACCCATCATTTTGGCTGCTGGTTTTTTCTTGCCCATACCGCCAGCCATCATCTTAGCTGCAGGTTTCTTCTTTGCCATTCCACCAGCCATCATTTTAGACATAGGCTTCTTTGCCATTCCACCCTTCATCATTTTGCCAACACCGTCAGCAGCAAAGGCTGGAACCTTCTTACCGTTCTTTTTAACCATAGGCATCTTAGCCATTTTAGTATTCCTTTTTGTTTATACGTCTTACGATAAAATTACACGTACTAATGTACTTGAACCACTACCACGCCTATAGTTTAGGATAGTGGCATTGCCTATAGCTTTAGGTACTACAAGAGTATGTACACCAGCAGGAAGCATAATGTCGTTATCTGTAACGTCAGCCTCCGCTGCTGCAAACCCAATATCTAAATCATGGCTTGTTTCAATAAGCACCATCTTAGCGTCAGTGCAAACTACGTGTGTAGTAGCAGTATTACCTAGAGTAACTGCAGTTTCTACAGCCCACCCTAAGTGT